AGGGCGTCGGGGTGAACTCCCCCCTCGCGCCTTGAGGTTACAGGGCGTACCGGGATCTGCCGGGTGGGGGGTGTGCGTGTGTGGTTATCGATTCGCTTTACTGGAATTGCATTTTCTGCAAAGCACTTGCAAGTTGGATCTGATTGTCAGGCCGCCTTCGGCCAGCGATTTTATGTGGTCAACGGTGAGGTCTGCCGTCCGGCCGCATGCGCTGCACCAGGGTTGCTCTTCTCGAAGCGCTTTGCTGATCTGCCGCCACTGGTAATCGTATCCGCGTTGCGCACGTGTGGGCCGGGTGGCCTCTTTGATTCGTTTGTAGATGCGATCGCATTCATCGCATCGAGTTGCGCGTGCAATGATTCCGCAGTCCTTGCATGGTCTAGGTAAGGCCATCGTAATCCATTAGATACTTGATCGCTTGTCCGAGTCTGCCTGGCTGGTCTTTGAAGTAGCCGAGTCCGACGTTGCAGTTGCTGCAAAGGATTCCGCGTACTTGATTTGTTTCATGATTGTGATCCATTACGAATCTCGTTGCGCTCTCTTCAACATGGACGCCACAGATAGCGCACGCATGGTTCTGCTCTTCGAGTATCGCCTGGCGATTCTTATTCGCCTTATGAACAATGCGACGATCGCTACTCCTGCAATGCTTACAAAGTTCGCGATGTCCATCTGCTCTTCTTCTATCTTTGCAGAATAGGTTTAGCGGTTTGGTTTCCTTGCATCGAGTACACGTTCTTTCATGTGTCTTCTCCGTCGGATTCGTCATCGTAGTCCGATCCGTAAAGGGCGAGCCTGTCCTTCTCCGGCAGCGATAGATATGATTGAAGCGTTGCTGTGACTGCTCGGTTAAGTAAAGACTCGATCGCGTCGAATGATAAGTTATTGTCAGTCGTCATGTCTGTGTGAACATCGCCGATGCTTATCGTTATGTTTAGCATTCGATTCCCCTTTGTCTTTCGGGGATGGTTGCATCTGCTAGCGCAAGCGTATCAGATTGGATTGACACTTTCGTCAAATCGTCACTCATGATCGGGCCTGGATAATTCCTGCGATGTCATAAAGACTTCCTCTTCTCTGGATGTCGTTCTTCTTTATCGTTCTATAAACTTCGCGCTCTGTTATTCCTAGCCACATCGCAATCGCTTCGACGTCAAGGTAGAAGGTTTTGCTCGGGTTGCTCATGGCCAATGCTATCAATCTGAGCACCGTCCATTGCTGCTTGCATCCGAAGCAGGCGACTTCGGCCGTTAAGTTATCGGCGTCAATGACCACGTACTTCTTGCAGTCATCGCTCGGGCATGGGATTCGCCGGGGCTGCTCTGAGAATCGTTTGGCTGCTGCTCTTCCTTTGGCGTGCATGAGCTGTATCTGGTGCGCGAAGTCTGCCGCCCATTCTCGTTTCATTGACCAGTCCAGATGGGTCAGGTGAAAGGTTGCGCTCGCCAAGACTTCGCCCTCGATCGTGGGTTCCCTGATCAACATCGCCGGCGGTGTCAGGCTTCTCTCGTATCGGATGGTGCTCTCCCATGAGTGAAGGGTGCGCAGTAGCTCGGTTGCCATCGTGAAATCCAAAGCCGCCACGTTGATTCCAATGCTGCGCTCGGTGCTGGCCGTTCCTGATCCTGTTCGGGATGGTTGAAGGAATTGCCTGGCTTCTTTGTGTAGCTGTGGAAGCTCTGCGATCTGGGTGCGGACTTTACCGGCGCATCTATTGCATGCTCCGAGGTGCTCGGTCTTCTTATCGCAGATGGTGCATTGCATCAGAACGGTATCCCTTCTTGCTCGAGCTGTGGTTGCTTCCTTCTGTTCCAATAATCGGGGATCTCATCTTCGGCTGGCTCCTGGCCTTTGAATCTGAAGATCTCTTTCGTCCTGCTGCAAGTGTGGCTGGCCAGAATGGTGGGGGTCTTCCCCTGGCTTGCCTTGATTGTGTTCAGCGATCGAAGTCTTGCTTCGAATGATACGGCCGTCCTGTGTAGTTCGAAGGTGCGGCTGCCGGTGATTCGTTTGATGATCTCTTCTTGAATGGTCAAAGTGCCGGGGTCGAGTCTGGTCTGAAATCCAACGGTCAACCCTTCCCAGATAAGTTTTCCACAGGCTGTGCAAAAGATGGGGATAAAGTTTGAATCTTTCATTCATTCTGTTCCTTCGGCTGCTGTTCCACTGTTCCGCGTTCCCCTCTATAGAGGGGGAACGGCGGAACAGTTTGGTCGCTCTTGCCCTGCCGTTCTGCGGAACGGTGCGGAACGGTGCGGAACGGCGGAACAGTTGAGTTATCCACAGGCTGCTTACTCCGCTTCCCATGCGTTGACGTCGCCGATCATAAATTGGTTCTTGAATTTGTAGAGGTACTTCTGCCCTTGCTTCCTGAATTCGACGAAGCCACCGGTCATTAATTGCTCCAAAGCCTGCCCTAGTTCCTGGTTGCCGATCTCGATTCCTTCTTGTCGAAGGCCTTTGCGGATGTCGTTCTGCCCCATCTCGCCGCCGACGCGTTCGAAGAAGTTGGAGATTTCCTGAAGCTTCTGCTCCTTCGTCGTCACCACGATAGTGCCGCCGCTAATCGTGACGGTGATGGTTCCGTCCTTGTTGCTCTTCAAGTTTGCGACGCCGAGGTCTTTGGCGTCCTGGCAGATGGCGCGGACGAATCCTGGCCGGTCTTTGGTTACTTTCAGATTCAGGCATCCGTCGAGGCCTCTGCCGAATGGCATCGCCACGTCGACTGCGATCGCGACGCCGTCGATATCGGCTCGCTTTGCCTGTGCTCCGATGGCGTAGTTGCCTCGGGTGTCCTTGCTCTTTGTGACGTGGTCAATGGTCAAGATGCAGGCGTTCTCCATCCGAAGTGGGCGAAGAATGAGCTGTGAGAATGTCGTGGCGTCCTTGTTCTTCTCCAAGTCCAGGCCGAGCAGGTTCATCGCTGCGTTGACGCCGTCGATAACGATCAGGCTCGGTTTGTGGATCTGGATCTCGCTTTGAATAACTTCAACGATGCCCCTAGTGATTCCTTCGTCCGGGTTTGCGTATCTGAAATGGCGCAGGCCTTTGCTATCGACGCCCATCGTCTTGAGGCGTCCTCTGATTCCGCGAGCGCTGTCCTCGAAGTCCATGTAGAAGACGCAGTGGCCTTTGGCTAATTCCTGGCGCACCGCTTCAATGGCGATCCAAGTCTTGCCGCTTTCGCTCTCTCCGAAGATGGCGTTTATCTTGTTTGCATAAAGGATAAAGTTTCCGTCTTCTCGCTTGAGAATCGATGGCCCTGGTTCATCCTCGAGCTGCATATCGGTGATGTCCTGTGGGATCCACGAGCTGGTCGCAATCTCTTCGTTCTCATCGTGAAGTTGCACGTGGCTCGGGTTATGGGCTTCGATCTGTTGCCAATCGGTGCGCAGTTCGGTCTTTGCCCCGAAGCCCTGCGATCGTAAATGTGAAGCTGCTGCTTTGAAGTCGCCCTTATGTTCTATCTGGGTGTAGGCGGCGAATTTTGAGTAGCTGCTCTGCGCATCGAAAATGGTCGACGTGCTGAAAACGAAGAGCTTGCCGTTGCCGTTGAAGTTTGTCGTCGCCGATATGCCTTCGGACTTGCCTGGACGTCGCCAGGCGGTCGATTCGCCTTTGCTATAAACCTTCGTCCATCCAAGTGGTTCGAGAATGCTCTCCCAGGTGACGGTGTCGTTATAAGCATCGCCTGGTGTTTCGATGCCGTCTTTGCGTGGCTTTGTTTCTTCTTCGATCCATTCGGCCTTCGGTACTTCGTCGTAAAGTGCAAAGTATTGGTGAATAATCTGGCGCTCTGCCATCGTAAAGGTTGGAATGCTCTCAATGGATCCGGCGCTGATCTGCCAGGGGTTGCCGGAAGGGTGGCACTTGCCGCCCGATGGCGCTGTGATCACAAAGCCGCCTTCTCCACGTGTTTCTGCCAAACATCCGCCGTCTTCGCCGGCTGCCTGTGCGATCTTCGTGTTGCCTGGAACCTTGCCGTCGCTAATTCTGTATAACCAGTGAATTCCGCCCGATGGCGTTGCTTCCATGTATCCGTTGACGAGCTTCGTCCAGAGATGGCCATGCTCGCTTCTTTGGAATATCTCGCGAAGTTCAATATGAAGTTTCTTCGCGACGGCTCTTCCTTCAAGCTCGAGCATTTCAAGGTTGCCAGAAACTGCGCCGCAGATAACGCCGACGCCGTCTTGCTTCTTGCTAAACCAGCCCATTAATTCTTCGGGTGTCGGTCGCTTCTTCTGGTAGGCCGTCCATGCTGGCAATCCGGGGCGTTTGGATCCGTCTGCTGCTACTGGAACCGCCGAGATTCCTGCTGCTGCAAATCGTAGGGCTGTCGTCAGAATCTCGTTGCTCATTCGTCGTCTGCTTCTTCTTCAATGTAACGAGCGCGAAGGCTGGCTCTGCAAATCTGCAGCCCTTCCTGGAATCCCTTTTCTCGTTCTCTGAAGCAGCAGTCCGATGCTTCTGTCTTTATTGCTCGGTTCATCAATTTGAGAATCTCGATCTCGATGCTTTCGAGGACTTCGTTGATTGCCTTTTCTTGATCCGTCATTGTTCCCCCTAGTTTGTTGCTTGAATAAATCTTTCAATAATCCATTGCACCACCGGCACTGCTACCGCGTTGCCGAGCTGCTTGTATCTGTGGCTGTCTGCTTGTCCTTCTGTCCATTGATCTGGAAACCCTTGCAGGCGCTCGCATTCGACTGGCGTCAATCGTCGAACGACGGATCGGTTAATCATTCCCATTCCGCCGGGTGAAGATCCGATCGTCGGTGAAATTTCGCCACTTACTGGTGTTTGTGTCATGTGAAAAGCCATCGGCGTATTGCCACCGCCGGTTTCCATTCTTGCCGCCAGCGTGTTAATCACATCTCCTTGAATTCTTAAATCTTGGCGATTGGCATAAAAGATTTTTGGTTCAATAACCAGATCGGTTGCATCTTTATAATCTCTGGCTTTGAGCGCTCCGGCGATCTCATCTATCTGATAATCCCCGAAGCCCTGCATTCGTGCTACTTCTTGATATGTCATCGTGTCGTGCGCACGTCGTGCGTTAAGTGTTGGGCTTACTGATTCTTTGGGGAAGTCGTAGAGTTCGAAGTTTCCAGCTCTACAATCGTCTGCAATGCCTTCGCCAATGATTCCGGAAGTTTCTTTCCTCTTCGTGTTGCTCTGTTCAGAATACCTTGCGCTGCTCTCGCCGATAGAAAGTATTTCCGCAGGTGTTCTCCAGTCGTTTCCAAGATGGCCGACAATGAAGACTCGACGGCGTCTTTGGGCGACTCCGAAGTGTTGAGCGTCAAGCACACGCCATGCGATGCTATACCCGCGCTCTTCCAGCGCTCTGATAACGGTTCCCATATCTCGTCCTTCGTTAGATGAGAGAAGTCCAGGGACGTTTTCGAGAATAAAGCTTTGCGCTTTTGTTTCGTCAAGGAGTCGGCAGATTTCCCAGAACAATCCTGATCGTGATCCACTAAGTCCTGCTCTTCTGCCTGCAACGGACAAATCTTGGCATGGAAATCCGCCAGTGATGATTCCGTTTGCTGGATCAAATCCTGCATCAATAAGCTGTTCACCTGTTACCCCCGTTATATCTCCGTATAGTTTTGAGTTTGGAAATCGCCGGGCTAGAACGCCTTGCGCGTGCTTATCCCATTCGACTGTTGCTACGACATTGATTCCTGCTCTTTCCATCGCAAGATCAAAACCACCGATGCCTGCAAATAGCGAGACGCCAGTTTTTATCATTGATTCCCCCTTGTTATTCATTCTTGCGTGCGTGTAATCGGACTCGAACCGATTCGCTTCCCCTACGGCCGCCTGGCCCACGCGCCTTCCTCAGATGAGCCCATCCGAGAATGGTTACCTTATGCTGGCTTTGCCCCAAGCTGTGCAAGGAGCGCGATTACTTCTGGGGTTAATCCATCGGCGGTCACCACTTGCTTTGGTTCGGTTGCTGCTGCTGGCGCTGCCGCAGGCTTCGCAGGGGCCTGAGCCACGAATGCATTCGCCTTTGCCAAATCCGCCGGGTTACTGGTTGCGTCGATCAGGATCCAGGGCGCTGACTTTCCTGGCTTTGCTGTTCCCTGTCCAATGCGTGCCAGAACCTTCTGGCCGACTTTATTCTTCAGCGCGTTCTTAAGTGCAACGTTGAAGAATAGAAGCCCTTCGTGAATTTCCCCGGTGTCGAGGTTGGTCACGTTGACTTCGATTGCATCGGTGTCGCCATGCACTGTGGTGATGCTGGCTTTGTATTCGGTTGGTTCAATGATCAGCAATTGGTTTGCTAGATCTGCGACCTTTGGCTGGTCGCCGCCTGTTGCTAGTTCCGAGAATGTCATTCTCGATCCCCCTTTATCTTGGTCTTGCTTGTTTGTTGGTTTTCCAACTCTGTAGGCGGATTGCTTTCCGCGATTTCCTTTGCTATGTCCGAGATCGTCTTCTCGATCATGGAGTGGTATCTCCGTTGCATGCCTTCGCTAAGTCTGTGCTGAAAGGCTGGAAGTATGGGCAGTAATTGCAAAGCCGATCGGGGCTTGATGGTATCAATTGCCAAAGTTCCGGGCTGTTCTCGACGTCGACGGTTGCGAGCAATCCGTAGACTGTGTCGAGTCGCGCCAGGGCTGCGATCGCAATTGATTCATCGTAATCGTGAAGTTCCACATGCATGTCGTCAAGGCTGCCGCTTGTCGGTAAATAAATCAGGGCGACTTGTTTAACCTCTGCGCCTTCTTGCGCTTTGCCGTAGCCGTAGAGCTGGACTTGAACGAGCTGCTGCTCGGTTGCTCCTTCTTTGCGTCGCTTCTCTAGCCCTGTGCTGCCTGTGGTTTTCCAATCCATAACAATGCCGCGCCGCTTATCGAATAAGTCCACTGTGCCGCTGAGATTGGCTCGAATGGTGACCTTTTGTTCGACTTCGAAGTCTTCAAGTTTGCCGAAGATTTCGGCCAGGTGCGCATGGATCGCTGTTCCGACTTGCGCTGCCCAGTTTCCGCCGCCGGGGATCTCGTTTGCTTTATCCCAGTCGAGGAGTTTGTAAGCGATGCGCCTGGTGCATGAATGGCCTATCTCGGATGGCCCGATGTAGACCTGCTTTGATCTCGGTGTCCATGTGCCGGCCTTCGTGATGATTGCTGCCAATTCATCGCCGAGTGCCTTGCCTGGTGCGTGCGGTGATACGAACATCTAGTCGTCGTCCTCTTCGTCGTCTTCGTAAGGTGCGAAGATAGAAGGCTCTTCGATGCCTGGGTTTGGGATAATTGTGGGCAGGCTCATTCTTGCTCCACGATCGTAAATCGCCGGCTGATCGAAACTGTTTCCAGCGCGTCGATTACTTGCTCGGGAAGGATCTCCCTTGCTCGCTTTGTGTCGAAGCGCCGGCTTTCGACCGTCGTCCATCTGATCACCGGGCGATTCTGGTACATCGCAAGTTCGGCATCGCCCATCGCTGCTTCAAGGTGCGAGCGTGCTATCTCTGAAATCTCGCTCCACTTCTTTGCTTCTGCCTGCGCTTCTTTATATTGGCGCAGCCATTGGCCCACTCCGTCGTCGAAATCGACGACTTTGTGATCTATTTCGATTGTCATTCTTCCCCCTTAATACCAGCCGTAGCCGGTCTTGGTTTTCTGTTCTTGCCAATGTGACCAAGCTGCGCAGGGGCCGCCTGATCCATATCGTCGTCCGATATATGCCAGGGCTGCGATCGTCTGGCTCACTCTGGATTCAGGGTGTCGCATTCCTAGATTTTTGTATGTGCCGGCAAGGAGCTGCCCCACTCCCTTTGCAGAGCTGGTGGGGTTATTGACGGATCTCCACGCGCTCTCCTTGCCGATTAATCGCGTGAAGCATATGTACTGGCGTGGTTCCAGTAACTCTCTGGCGAGCTGCTTTGGATCGATGTGTTGCATCGGTGTCCTTTGCTCGTAAATGACCGGCGGTGCTGCCGGGGCTGGTGTTAAGGCTGACGCCGCTATCGCACTGGTCACTGTTGAGATTCCAATGATGAAGATAAATCGGCGGATCGAATATTTCTGCTCTGGTTTGATTGGTCTTCTCGCTTTCTCGCCCTGTTTGCTTCAGTGAAGATCCGGTAAACCTGGGTCACTCTGATGCCTACTTTTCTGGCGATTTCGTCTGTTGAGATTCCTTGATTGCGTAGCTTGATGATGCGCTTCTGGCGCTCCATCTTCTGATCGCGCTTCAAGACCTGGCCCCTCTCGGACGGCGTCTTGCCGCCCCAGATGCCATGTGGGATCTCTTCTTTGATGGCGTATGCCAAGCATTCCTTTCTTTCAATACAACCGCCGCATATTCTGCGAAGGTTTGGGAGGCGCTCTGCCTCTTCTGCTTTCCCTTCTGGGAAGAAATAATCGGGATCTCCAATTTCGACGCATGATGCGTTCTCGAAGAGCTGCACAAATGGGAGATGTTGCGTCGTTCTAATCATGGCGCTGTACCCACTGCTCTAAATTCTCAACGACCCAGGCCTTCTCAATCCCGGCGTTGCGTCGCTTAATTATGACGTATGCCGGTGGCGTTTGCTCTAGTCCTCTGGCCTTTGCATAGTTCGCCGCTTCTGTCGTTGCTTCATCCCAGAACGCCGGGAGCGAGATGTTCTTTCGATTCTTTAATTCCAGAATGTATGTCTTGCCTGCAACGATCGCGACGATGTCGCCTTCGTCTTTGCTGCCGGCTTTGGTAAGTCGTTCAGCGATCGCTCCAACCGAACGCAGCCACTTCATTACATCTGTTTCGAAGAGTGCGCCTTTGCGTCCGTTTGGATTTGCCATTTACTTTACGATCTCCAATTTGATCGGCTGTGGTTCTTTCATCGCTCTACATGTGATCAGAATCTGTTCTGCCAAAGTCAGGGCTTCGTCCTGGGTCATGTTTGCAATGAGTAAAGCTGTGGGATCTAGTTTGTCGCGATGTTTGGAATATGTTTCGAAGCCTTCTTCTGTCCTGATGTTTTCAACCCGGCCGTAAACGGCCAAGTCTGCGATGTAGTCCGGGTGTACTTCTTTGCCGGTTTCTTCTATCAAATCGAGGACGGCGTCTTGCTCTTCTAAATAAATCGCCAGGCGTCCTGCGTTGCCATGTACTGAAAATAAAGGCTCGCGGTATTTCATCGACGGATCGCCTTCTCTATTTTCTGTTGCTTGCTTTCGTATTGCATCGCTGCTCGAATATCTTCTTCGAGTGGGTCGTCCTGCCATCGCAATAATAATGCGGTGATGATCGCGGTCGCTGCGATCCCTGCTCCAATGATGAGCTGTGTTTCCATTCTTCTCCCCGATCTTGTGGCGCTGTGCCTTGTTGTCGCCAATTGTGGGGGTAATGGAGCCGATTCTGGGTCAGCCACGCCGTTGCTCCGCCGGGGCGCTGGCGCTCACGCTCAGTTTGTCCTGCCTGTGGATAAAACCCACAGGATTCAGGCGTGTTTCTGTATTGCTCTTTGTATGGACAAGCCCTAAGTTATGGGTGTGGCAAGAGGGGAAATTCCCCAAGGCCTACGGGGGGTAATAAAATGTCATTTCTAGTCCTTGAAGATGTGATCGTCGAAGCCGCGACTGAGCTTGCGATCTCTGGTGAGTGCGATGTTCCAGTTGATAACAGATGGAACGGCGCTGATCTTGTTTCTGCTGGTTATTACGAAAAGGTTCCTTATGCAAAAGGTTTCAGCATGAAGAATGGCGTGCGTCTTACTGTGGAAGATGAAAGCATTCATATTTACAAGATTGAGAATTGGGGAACTTCTGCTCATGCTCAATTCTCGGGTCAAATAATTTCTTCTTCTGTACTCGTTGCGATCGTGAAGGAGTGGATCTAATGTCTGAGCGTCTATGGGTTTCTGATAATGGCGATGTTCTTTGCGAGGAACATTCTGGAATGTATCTGCGTTGCGCGATTGAGGCAAAGCCGAAGGCGGTCAAGCATCGCACTCCGCTTGGCAATTGGGCGCTTTATTTCACTCATCTTCTTGGTGGCGCAGATCTAGTTTGCGAGACCTGCGTTCCCTGGAATTCTCCTGATCATCCTTCTAACAAGAATAAGGCAGGTGCGTAATGTCCACCACTGAAAATACCTGCCTCAAGTGTGGGGCAAGATTTGATTCAGTAGCAAAGATGCACGAATGTTTTGACTGTTTCCTTATCAGAATTGGAGAAAAATAAAATGGGTGCAATGAAAGCAATTTATACGGATGTCTGCGATGCGATGTATACGGCTTCGCATAATCTTCTGGAAGCCGTTGAGTCTGGCGATGCCGATCTCATGGAGGCGGTGCTGGTGAATACTCTGGCTGGTCTTCCTTCTTATCTTGAGGCGCTAAGGAGCACGAAATGAAAATGGATCCGAAGTTTGTGCGTCGTCGTCGCGCAGTGGCGATCGTGATCGGCTTGCTCCTAGCCAGCCTGTTCACGTATGCCACTCGCGATCTCTGCTGGACTGGTTCTGGCTATGGCTCCTGCTCTGTAATGATTGACGAGGTGATCTCGGATGGCCGTTAAGAAGGCGCGTTCCGTCCGAGTGTCCGATTCCCTGTGGCAAGCGGTCAAAGATAAGGCGCAAGCCGATCAGAAATCGGTCAGCGAAGTCATCGTGGATGCTCTGAAAGCCTACGTGCGATGAGCTGGTGGCATCTAATCTCTGCGCCTTTGGCTGGCATCCTTGCTCTGGCTTATGGTCGTCGGATCTGGTTCTGGTTTGCTTTCGGTCTATTCTTTGGATTCTGGTCTTTATTGATCGTGCTCCTGCCTAGAAAGGAGTTGCGCGTTCCTATTCTTCCCGATTGGTTCCTTGTCTATTGGGGCAATCGGGTCATTGCGAAGGAGATGCGATCTATCCGGGATCCATCCGATCTCCTTTAGCGAGAAATGCCCCCCACCGCCTGTTTATTGGCTGTGGGGGGTATTTTCATGCTTTCAGTGCTCTGGCGATTCCTTCTTCAAGGCTGATCTTTGGTTCATAAATTTGCAGCATCTTCGTGGGGTCGCCTACTCGGTATTCGACTCCGCTTGGTTTGCCTGGGTGCTTCTTAATTGGGGCCAGGTATCCCTGCGCCAACATGATCATCTCTGCGAGCTGGATGAATGAAGTCGGTCGCCCGGTGCAAAGGTTCAAGGTTTGGATGTCGTTTGTGATCGCTTCGAAGGTGGCTGCGACGACGTCATCGATGTGGATAAAGTCGCGCACTTGCTCGCCGGTTCCCCATACTTCGAATGGGTCTAGTTTGGCCTTGCCGCGTGCTATCAAAGATGGGAATGGGTAATCGAGCGCCTGGTCGCTGCCGTAGCCGCTAAATGGGCGCAGGATGTTGACCTTGATTCCTTCTGCTCTGGCGTATCTGGCCAAAGTTTCGCCGGTCAATTTCGCCCATCCGTAGCTCAAGTCTGGGGTTCGAATGTGGTCGAGATTGATGTCGCCTTCTCGAAGTCGTTGCTGGTAGGCGGCTCTTTGCAAATAGATCGGGTAGGCCGCCGAGCTGCTGTAATAGACGAGGTGCTTCGGCTTGGTTCTTACCGCCCACTGAAACATGTCGCTGTCGATCGCGAGGTCGCTGGCAACGGCCAAAGGGTTCCCTTCGATCGTGGCCCTGCCCCCGACGATCGCGGCGAGGTGAATAACGACGTCGTATCTGGTGTCGTCCTTCTTGAAGAAATCTCTGCAATCGATGCCGTTTGCGATGTCGATGCCGGTGATCTCATGGCCTTTGTCGTCTAGTGCTCTGTGGAAGGCGCGGCCAACGAAGCCGGCATCTCCTGTTATAAGAATTTTCATATGAGCCATTCTGCCAGGTATTTGTCGCTTCCTGATTCGGTCTTTGCCATCGTCTGGTCAATACTGAAAACGAAGCGGTCGTCTGCTTCCAAAGCCGCCCCTATGTGGTGCAAGGTTGCCTTCTTGTCGATCGGGAATGGCCGGCGTCTGCTCTTTCCTTCTGTGGGGGTTTCGTAGCTCTCATCGTGGATCAGGGTTGCTCCCTTGATCAACGGCCAAATATGGGCCGCTAGCCAGTCCTGGTCTTGCGTGTAGTAATTCTGGGCTTCTGGTGGTATGAAATATGGAATGGCCCGGGTTCGAGCTGCAAACATGCCGGCGCTGATCTGGTAATTGTGGCCTGTGGGGTGGTCTTTCATAATGTGGAAATCAAGGCCGCTTGCTAGAAACTCTTCGTGCGCGATCCGTTCCCGGTGCGTCAGCCTAGCGTCTGCGTCGCGGCTGAGAACGACGTCGAAGTCCTGGTCTGCCAAAGCCTGAAATCGCCAGAGTTTGGCTGTGTGGTCTTCTGGCCCATATTCGTCTACGAGCTGCACGTGGGGGAAGAGCTGAAGGGTTTGCTTGATGGATTCTGGAACGCTGGCCCCGGTGTAGAAGCGCAGGGTAAATCCTTTGAAGTGCCTGGTCGCCAGAATTGCGTTCTTGATCGCGCCGATCGTGTATCGCTCCTGGTTGCCATATAAAGAGTAAGCGATGAGCTGCTTCATGGCTTTAATTTACGCCTGAGCAATTCGTAGGCTTCGCTTTGAATGTAGTTCTGGTAGGCGAGCGCGTCGAATGAATATATTTCGGTCGCGTTGACTTCCTTGTATCCCTCATCCCATTCCGCTTTCCCTGCAATTGGGTGCATATGCTCAACGATCACGTGATCGAGATAAGTCAGCGCTCCTAAATCCTGGCCTAGTTTCTTCCAGAAGTTATCAAGGTATAAATGCTTCATCTTTGGCGGAACCATTCCATCGAGCGCTTTGACGATGTCACTGGTCATCGCGATCATGGTTGGAAGTCGTTCCCCTTGCAGCAAGTCGTTGCCGTAGGCCATCGACGGCCGCCGTTGCATTGCCTGGATAAGAAGGTCATCCCACCCGGCTGTGCGTGGGCGGTGGTCATCGCCGAGGAAGGCGAAGTATTTATATTCGCCCTTCTTTACGATCGCGCTCGCTGCCTTGTTTATTGGGTAGGCCATGCCCCGGGTTTCGTTCTCGATCGTCATGCACTTGTCTTTGCCTACTTCGTATTCGTAGGCATTGTGCTCTGGATCGTTTGCGTCAATGACGAAGATGATGTCCGAATGTGTGGAAAGTTTGTCATGCTCTGCTAATAATTCGACTGCGTTGCGTGGGCGTCCTCTGGTTGGTACGAGGATAATCATTTCATTCATTTGTCGTCGCAATCTCGCCGGCGATGCTGGCGTAGGCTGCTAAATCCACGAATGAGTCTTCTGTTTCTGTTTCCATCAAGCGTGCGACTTTAACTAGCGCCATGCATATTGCCACTTGCTGTGGGGTTATCTGCTGCGCCAGATATGTCGTCCATAAGTCTGCAATGCGGCAGTGGTTGGTTCTTGGATCGCCGTATATCTTCTGGCGGTCTTTGGCTGTGAGTCGAGCTGCTTCTTGAAGAATTTCCCCCCGATTCATCGACTACTTTGCTCCGCGTCCGAATTCGATCGCCTTTGGATCGATGGCCTTTAAGAGTGGGCCGGCGACTGCTGCGATTCCTGCTGCAAGGTATTCCTTGAGTGGGCGGTTCGGATCTGCCATGTAAAGAGCTGCGACTGCTGCTGCTCCTGCTCGCAGGTATGTCATCGCCATTGCTTCGAGCTTCTTCTTATCCATTTGTTATCTCCTTAAATTTAGGGCGGCCAAATCCTACGATAAAGACTGGCAGCGATGGTTGAACCTTGCCGCGATTCTTCTTCTTAAATGCACGCACCTTCTTGCAGACTTCGCCGCCGTTGCGCTGGTCGCCCTTCTTGTCGGGCGCTGTGTTGCCTTCGATTGTGGTGACTGTTCCGTTGCCGTTATTTTTTATTACGATTCCAACGTGTGAAATGCGATCGAGCGCATCTCCTGGGAAATCAAAGAAGACGATATCGCCTGGCTGTGGATCTGCTACTTCTGCCAATGTCCAGGCCTTCTTGTCCATGAAGCCTGTCGCTCCTGCTGGCGTGTACACGCAGTTTGGAATCTTGACGCCGGCTTGCTTTGCCACCCAGTTCACGAATGCTCCGCACCATGCTTGGTTTGCCTTCTGGTATTTCGTTTGGTTATCTGCTGGCCCTTCAATGTAGCCGAGTTCTGCTATGGCTACTTCTAGAAACTTATTTAATTGACTCACTTGCTTCCCCTTCTTGTGGCTTCGGTTTAGATTTTAGCCCATTGGCACTCAGTATTCCTGCAAGCGTGCCGGTCAGAAAGACGCACAATGTGGAAACTAGATCGATAAATGCGGCATCGTTTGGGGCTTGTGCCATCGGCTGCGTAATGAAAAGCAGGGCATATAAGAGGCTGAAAACGGACCCGGCGAAGACAATCGCTAGAATAATGCCGATGCTCACGATCAGGCGTGCGTGAAGTTCTTCGGGGGTGAAACGCTTCCTAGCCATTTTGGTTTTCCACTTCTGGGAGAAGGTCTTTCGTGCATTGGCCAAGCGCTTCGCATTGCGGCGGCTGGCACTCTGGTTTGCTCCAGTTCTCATATTCCTGGCAAGGATATCGAACCCATCCCTGGTATCCGCATCCGCTAAGGCTTAGAACGATCGCTGTTGCTAAGAAGCAGGCTATAAACTTCATCTAGGCGCTTTTCCAATCGGTTGACTTGGTCTTTGACTGAGCTGCCCCCGTTTGGTTTCAATTCTTGTAGGTAATGCTTGACGAGCCATCTGGTCATCGCGATAAAGGCTCCGCCGATCGTAAGAAGTGAAACGGCCAGAGCTGCGTAATCCTGGGCGGTCATCTTATGGCTCCAAATAGAGAACGGATACGGTGGTCGTGTTGTTGCCGGCGGTGACGGCGTAGATCACGCTTTTAATCGGAACCAGAAAGTCTAGGCTTGTGTCTTTCTGGAATTGCATGCCTGTCGTGCTAGTGACATCGGCTCCGCCGAGAAAGCAGGGATGGTCGTTGCTGTTTCGTAGAATGACTCGGCGGTTCTCTCCGTAGGATTCAATAAGAATCTGGGCGGTTGAATTGACAGTAAGTTGTTTTGATGAGGCCATTCTTCTCTCCTGGTTTCTTCTAGATCCCCGATGCTTCTATTTCGTCGACGGCGTCATCGATCGTCCGGGTTGGTTCCCGGGTGCAGTCGCCTTCCTGGTATCCCATTTAAGGAGCCAAATTTTCGCTTTCGATCCAAGATAAGGATTCCTCATCCCATGCAAATAATTTGCCATCTTCTTCTGGCATTGGCTTCGGTGCGACCCATTGCTTATTGGAATCTAATATCCATGAAGGCCAAGGTTGAGGCGCTATGAAGGCATCGTCAATAGGATCGTATGTGTAACCGATGCCGGCGTAGTTATAGCGAAATCCGTTTGTCGCTGCGTTATAGCTTGTACGAATTGCGCCATAGTATTCTTCCCATGATGTAACGCCTTCGATAAGATCATCTTCATCGCGACCGACAATTACCATCGTCACGATATTGTTTTCATCTAAATATGCGTAGTGCGCCATTATGACCAACTCACTGTGTCAGATACGCCTGCGGCTGTAATTGTTGAAACTTTGAATCCGCCTGATGGTGCTGCGGTGGATTGTGTAACTCCACCTGAAAATGTTGCCGTGTAAGTGTCTGGATATTTAAGAATGATTACTCCAGAACCACCATTGCCACCTGCAAATGTTGCTGCACCGCCGCCGCCACCGCCGCCTGTGTTTTGAGTTCCAGCAACACCAGCGCTTGTCGTATTTGGCGCACCAGCACCACCGCCGCCTGAACCGCCTGCTGCTGTCCTAAAACCGCCACCACCGCCTGAACGGGTTACAGATGAGCCAGATATAGATGATGCAGAACCTGCGCCGCCTGTTCCGTTAGTTCCAGATGTTGCGGTCGTACCTGCTGCACCTGCACCACCGCCGCCGCCACCGCCGTTCAATGGGCCGTATCCTGTACCGCCTGCATTGCCTTCACCAGATGGAGAAGCTGCGCCGCCAGCGTTATTTGGCGCGTTATCACCGCCGCCACCGCCGCCTGAACCGCCTGCGGTTCCTACACGATAAACGCCGGCACTAGGTTGATATCCGCCACCTTTACCGCCGCCGGTTGAGGTGATTGTAGAAAATACAGAATTCGATCCGCTTGTCGCTGAGTCCTGAGTACTGTTTCCTGTACCACCAGCACCTATCGTCAAAGCGTAATTCGTCGATGGATTGACTGAAAGCGTTGATGTTCTATATCCACCGCCACCGCCGCCGCCGCCGTAATAACTACCACCGGCACCGCCGCCGGCAATGACCAAGTAGTCCAGCGAAAACTCTCGAGGATAATTCTGTGAAGCAATGATTCCTAGTAAAGTCATTATGCAATATCCCCCACGATGGTAAACACATTTGAGGCGGTGCATATAATAGAGGCTGCTGAATATCGCGCCCGAAGTGTTGGGGCAGCAGAGCTTGCACCTGTTGAAGTAATTGTTACTCCAACACCAGCAGCGAATGGAACTGCCCCAGTGCCAATTCGTTGCACGTTGATTATTTGACCAGCAGTGAAAACTGAAGGTGGAACAGTTACGGTTCTCGAAACAGTATCACTCACAGTTACAAGTTTAGAAGCATCATCTGCCACTAGGGTATAGGCCGCAGTTTGTGCGTTGAATGCAATCGTGACGACCGGGGTTGTCAGCGTCTTGTTGGTCAGCGTGTCTGTGGTTGCTCTTCCTACCAATGTGTCGGTTGAAGTCGGAAGGGTCAAAGTTCCGGTGTTGCTGATCGTGGAAATGACTGGGCTGGTCAGGGTCTTGTTTGTCAGCGTGTCTGTCGTTGCGCGTCCTACGAGCGTGTCGGTCGAAGTCGGAAGGGTCAAGGTTCCGGTGTTTGTAATTGAAGAAATGACTGGGGTCGTCAGCGTCTTGTTGGTCAAGGTCTGCGCTGTGGTCAAGTCTGCGGTTACGGCTGTGTTGATCGCAACGGTTGGAATTGGGCCAGTGTTGCTGGTTATGGTGATTCCGGTTCCTGCTGTTAGGGCTGTGATATCGCCTGTTGCTCCTACCCATCCTGATCCGTCATAAACTTCGAGGCTGTTTGTGTCCTGGAGATATGAAACCATGCCCTCTGCCAATACTCCGCTTAGGGCTGTGGTTCGAGCTGCTGAATCGGCAAATACCATCACCGTCTGCTGCATCAGAAAAGTGTTCACTTGAGCTGCTGTGAGCACATCTCCTGTTGCGAATAACTTGTAGCCTGCTCCTGCCATGATATCTCCTTGTTAGTAACTTAAGACGCCTGCGACGTCCAGAATGCCTTGCACTGTGCTGTCTAGAATAAACGCCTGGATGATCGGTTCGCTTGTCAGTATCTTAGTGGTGAAAGTTGTCCTTGTTATGTCGTGCTGCATGCCTTGCACGAATAATTCTCTGGTGATCGATGTCGATCCTGGCATCGCCTTCGTGATGTTGACGAGGTCGAATATCTCCAGATCAAGGCCTGCGATGTTTCTTGCTTCCTGGCCGTCGTCGACAAGGTTCAGGGTCATGGAGTCGATGCGTAGGGTTGCGTCTTTGCGTGATTCCAAGATCATCGTCGCCTGATTCAGCGCCTCTGTATCTGTCTGCACAAGAATGCCGGTTCTTGCTCCTGAGTGAATGAAATAGTTATCGATCGACGTCTGGTCGCTGACCACTTGATTCGTGCCATTTAGCCTTTGGACTGAAACGTTATTTACGATCAAGGTGTCATCGAAGGCTAGGTCAATCTGGGCGTATCCGATTCCTGTGCCGTCGTCGCTGAAAACTGTCGGTGTTGAGTCTGCGTATTGGCTGACTGTGGTTCTTGAATAGAAGGTTGCATTTCCTTCGGCGTCTAGGAAGAAGCCACCGAATTCGCTATTTTCTACCGTCTGAATCGCTTCAAGGACGGTTCTATCTGCTGTTCCTGGATCTGCCTGCATGGTGCTATCGCCGGCGTTGATATCTCTTTGTGAAAGTGGCCAATCGACGACGTCGAGCAGTTTATTGATGCGCGTTCCGCTTAGTTGCCCGGCTCCGGTATCTGGCACTGTGCTGATCGCTGCGTTATTGAGAAGGCGGAAGCCATCGACGCATTGCAGGATCACTCTAGAAACTTCATCGGTTCCGATCGCGAATGTGGTGTCATAGCTGGTGATAAAGCCTGAGAAAAGATAATAACGGACGCCTTCGTAATCTGCGAAGATTCTTATTTTGCGCAAGGGTACGAGCTTGCCGAAGTATGGCCCTGCTGTATTGGCCGGGTTCCAGTCGCCTGTTTCGTCCTTGATCTCGACGACGGCCGTTCCTGCTTCGAATTTATTCAGGATGCGGTTGCGCCCTCTTCGAATCGATGAGCGCAGGATAATGCTGGAAATGTCGACCGAGTCATCGGCGTCTGCGAGTTGCCCTGTTCCTAGTAGGCCCTTCACTGGATCGTCAAGTGTGAAGGCGCTAGAAATAAATGCCGGGCCGTTTGTGAAGTCGATCGTGGCTCCGAGCTGCGGAATGCCTGCCATTAGAGTTGGATCGCTGTCTTCGTGATCGCCTGGCCGTTATTCTGGCCTTGCAGGATGGCGTTGCGAATTGAATTCACGAGATCGCCTTCGCTTGTCACGCTGCCGTTTACAACGATGTTGATCGTAGATCCGCCCATCGATCCCATGCGGTCGAGTGGAATGACGGCCTCTGGCCCTGCTTCGCCGATCAGCGCTGCTGTGGGGCTGGTAACGATGCCGCCGGTGGCCATCGCGATCAAGCCTCTACTCGTGAGGAATCGTTGAATATCTGACTGTGTCTGCGGCGCTGGTGTCGGTGCTGGCGTTGCCTTCGGAGCGACTGGCCCGATAAAGCCTGGCTCTCCTGGCTTCTTCGCCCCTGGTGTTGAAGGTATGACGGGGGTGAATCCTGGCGGTAGCGGCGTGCCTGGTACTGGCGCTGGAACGGTCGGTGCTGCGATCTTTGCGCCTGAAGCTGCAACGTAGGCGTTGAGAGCTGCGAGCGCGTCCTTCCATGACTTCTCTGCCTGATTGCCCGGTGTAGGCCAAAGTGCAGAAGGCGTGACGCCGTCTGCTATTTTCTTTGCGTAATCGGCGACTTCTTTGTTTGTTAGCCCCCACTTGGTTGCGAGCTTGTTTATCTCTTCATCTGAAAGTTTGCCGTCGTTAAGGGCTGAGAAGAAATCTAGATAAACCTGCGCCTGCCCCTTTGTGACGCCCCATTGCGCTGCGAGTGCGTCGACTTCCTTTGTGGTGATCTTGCCGTCGTTGACTGCGAAGATTGCGCTGGTGTATGCGACCACTGCTTCTTTGCTAATGCCCCACTTCTGGGATAGGACGATTACTTCTTCTGGTGAAATTCTGGAATCTGCAACAACGCCGAGCAGGTCTGTGTATCGCTTAATTGCTTCGTTTGCCTTGAGTTGCGCTGATAGATTTTCAAGGATTGCCTGGACGCGTGCTGCTTCTTGAACGTTTGCTTGCTTTACAAGGTTCAGGCGCGCTGCTTCGAGCTGGATCGGATCTGTTTCTGTGGTTGGCGTGACACCTAATTTGCGCAATTTTGCCAGCGCCTTCTGTGTCTGAATAAGTTTGAGGTCTGCGGCTGTGACGGCCTTCGTAGACTTTCCTACTTTGCCCAGATTGATATTGAGGCCACCTAGTTCTTTCATAAAGCCATCGGTGCTTTTATCTAATCCATCAAATGTAAATTCTAAATCCTCGCCGGTGGTTTCTAGTTTTGACATCTGACTATTAGCAGTTCTGGTTGCAACATAAAGGCCGCCAAGTGTCAGAGTGAATGCGGCAAGGCCGGCGGCTGCGGCTGCTAATGAAAGGCCGCCTGTTGCCACTGCCTGCGCTGCTGCTGCTGCAAGTGCGGCGGCTCGGATTGCTTGATAAGCCTTGACCAGTGCCTGTATCGCTGTAACGAATGCGATCACTTTGGCTGCTACGAAGGTTGCTGCAAATATCGCGCCGAGTGATAGAAAGATTGTTTTATTCTTTGCTACGAATGAAAATATTTTAAAGAGAGTGAATCCAAAGCCGAGGATCGCTTTGAGCGCTTGACTTAAAGCCCCGACAAGTTTCTCTCCATTCTCATTTATGAATGTTTGAACCGCCGGAATAACTTTCGTCATTAAAATTTGAGCGAAGTTCTCCAAGACTGGAATGAATGCGTATCCCAGTTGATCGAGGACTTGGTTAAAGGCTAACTGTAAACGCATCATTCTAAATTCGAAGGTTTCAGCGCGTTTGCCTGCCTGCCCTGCAAAAGTTTCGCCAAGTGATAGCAGGATTGCATTGAGGTCTTTGGACTTTACTGCTGCTGCATCAAGTGGGACGCCGAGTCTGGTAAGTGCGCCAACGTTGCCGCCGAGTGCTTTGGCGAGTGCAAGTGAAACCGCTTCTAAATTTTTACCGGTTCCGGCAGAAATATCCAGGGCAAGATTTTGTAGTATCTGCGCTTGCGTGACGTCTTTGGTTGCTTGTACCAAAGTTTGAAGAGATGGAATCAATTCTTCATTGTCTACGCCCACTGATAATTCTTTAGCATCTAGGTATTTGACTGTGGCAGCAATCGCTTCGTTTGTTGCTCCTGTTGTATTGCGTAGCGCAGTTGCGAGAGCGACTTGCTGTTTCTGGTCTGCCATCGCGCCCTTGACGGCATCTGTGCCGATCTTGATTGCGAATGCGGCGCTGGCTGCTGCTGCTATGCCGAACGCCTTGCCTACCTTGCCTGCGAATTTGTCGAAAGATTTTCCGAGCTTGTTGATATCGCGGCTTGCTGCCTTGCTGCCCTTGTCTGAGTATTGGGTGATAATCCGGGCGGTTACTGCGCCTATTGCCATGCTCGGTTATCCCTTCTCTTTATTTAGATTGGCTTGCAGGGTCTTCTCTGCGTCATTCATTGCGGCTCTAATATTGGCATAAATCCTGGGGCGATCGCGATCAATGACGGCCCATATTCCTCGGCTGGCTTTGCGGAAGCGGTCATTCATGACGTTGATGAGCTGGCGTCCTGTTCCTTGCCCTGGTGTCCTGCGTCCTGCTACTTCGAATATAACGCCCGAGGCGGTCTTGTTGAAGAGTGCGCCGGCGCTGGTGGTGTAATCCGACCTCACGCGCCCTTCTGTACGAGTTTTAACGATTCCCTGGCGAATGGCTTGCGGATCCCATGCTGGCCAGCCCTGGCCACCTCTGACGCCCTTTCGGGGCTTCGTTGCTGCCACTGTGCGCCATCCACTCATGGGGGGCTTGTCTGGGATCTGGTCTTTGGCATCGCCTTCGGCCCGACGCAGCTCGTCGTTGATTACTTTGGTCAGGCGACGAGCTGCGTCCTTGTCGAACTTCTTCAAGGCGGCGGTGGTTTCTTTGATGCCGTTAATTACTACGACGTCATTTGCCATGTTTGTTTGCCGCCTTTGCTTTCTCTTTAAGATAAATCACGATCGCTTCAAGGATGCCATCTGGTGCATCCAATAATGAAATCGGATCTAGTCCTGTTTCCACAGAAACTGCTGCTATTGAATAGGTCAGGCTATCTCTGTGGATTCGGAATTTGGGTCTGTATCTAGTTGCACTCCTTCGAGCGTATCTAAGAAGTCCGGGCCGAAGGGTTTGACTACGACTCCGTTGGATCTAAGTGCAAGCCACCCGAGATAATAGATATGTTCGAGCTTCTGCTCTTCGCCGATAAGTTTGGCTAGGCCTTTGCCGTACTTCTGTTCAAAGTCGACGATGATGCGTGGACGCAATGAGAACGTTTTTTCCACGCCATCAGTCGTCTTGACTTTGATATTTAATCCATCCATCTTTTCCCCCTACTTTCTTTAGGTTGTTGTCTTCGTAATTGCGCCGGAGATCGGCCAAGTTACACTTGCTGTCGCTAATTCACCGACGGATCCGTTGATCGGAGTCCATTCTGAAACAAGCGCCGAGAATGCGTATTGTGGATTGATTGATGTTGTTGTTCCTGCGACTGGCTTTGCTACCACGCTGACTGCTGTTCCGAGAAGTGGATAGATTGTTTGTTCTACTTCTCCTGTTGCATAGTCCTGGTGAAATTCAAACGTCACAGAATTGTCTGCAAGTCCGGCCACACGTGTCTTTGCGGTGTTTCCGAATGCAGTGGTTTCGACGATATCAAATGTTGAATTTAGAGAGATGCTCGAAATATAATCCGAGAGATCGGTGCTTCCAAATACAACGGATGCGTTTGTTAGTACAAGTCTTGGCATTATACGACCGCCTTTGTGATTGCTCCGGTTACTGGCCAAGTCACACTTGCTGTTGCCAATTCACCGACGGATCCGTTGATCGGAGTCCACTCTGAAATAATAGCAGAGCAGGTATAACTTGGATTGAATGCGCCAGTGGCGGAGCCGTTTGGCTTGACGATCACTGCTGCTGGTGTTCCGAGAAGTGGATAGATTGTCTGCTCCACTTCGCTGGTTGCGTAGTCCTGGTGAAATTCCAGGGTGATTGAATTGTCTTCTAATCCAGCCACACGTGTCTTTGCGGCTGTTGATGAGAATGCGGTGGTTTCGACGACGTCGAATGTTTCCGAGAGTGTTACTGATGCGACCAAATCGCTCAGATCCACTCCGCCGACGGAGATAAATGCGTTAGTGAGAACTATGCGAGGCATTATTTTGTCGCTCCTTCTTCTGTTTCTGTTTTGATGGATGGGATTTGTGGTGCTGTGTTGCTTGCTTTGATGTGGTTGCCGGCGATCAGAGTTTCTGCGCTGACTCCTGCATCTTGCAATTCTTTTGCGGTGATTGTGTCGCCTGTGGTCTTGCCGCAGACTTCTCGCTTTGAGGTTACTGTGTATGTCATGTCGGTTCCTTATCCGTAGATTGTTAAGCGGTATCGGTAAGAGAGGAATGTGTTCGATTGCGAGTCGTATGTTCCGGACTCTGCGCCAATCACTCGCAATGTCTGGCATGTTCCGCCGAGCGTTCTATCTGCCTCTATCGCTGCTTTGATGGATGTTGCTCCTGTGCCTGCAAGGTATCCATCGAGCTTGTCCTGGCCTGCTCGCTCTGAGAAGCGCTGGACGATCACATAAATATCGACGTTTGCTTGGTCTAATCCCCGGGCGTTATCGATGTCGAATGTGAAGTCGAGCTGGCCCACGATCGCGCATGGCGGTGTTACTGGTTCTGGGATCACATCGTAGGCGCGAAGGCCTGAGATGGTTTGAAGTCTTGTCTTGAGTGCATCTCGCACCTGGCTTGGTTGCATCGGCATTATTTAGCCAGCCCATTGTTCTTGCGGAATGGTCGAAGCAAGGCTTCAACGTCTGCGTCTAGTTTGGCTGTGAGGCGCACTGTGCCTAAGTCCGGGCTTCCTGCGATTCCAAATGGCGACTGGCGGCGTGTAAATAATCGAGCTGCTTGGATCAAGGTTGCCATGTTGATCTCTGCTGGTACTGCGTTCCATCCCCAGACGCCGGTGATTCGGCATGCCTGTGGCAAATAATAAGGCCAAACGTATCGGCCGATTGCAAGGATGCGGTTGACTGGCCATCCGCGCTGTGGGTTGTTTACTGGCTCAAGCATGAAGTCGCTGGTTCCCCAGACGGTATCCCATGTCTGGTTGAAGTTATCGTCTGTGGCGACTTCGGTGATCGAAACGTTATCGTCCATGTTCATCGTCCAGGGATCGAGGGGGGTGTAATAACGGGCCACTGGTGATTGCGTCGTTCCATTGCGATAAAAGAAGCGGCCGGTGTAATCGTCAATCATGCGGCTGGTTGCTGTGATCGCTGCTTCGAGTGGGGTGTCGTCTACGGCATCTGTGATCGCAAGCGAGGCCTTTAATTCGGCCAGGGTGCAATAGGCATTAGTTAGGGCCACGCTTCGTCCTTCTTTCCGGTTTCGGCAGCATTGCGCGTTCTAGTTTGGGATCGGCGGTTGCTGTTTCCTTTGCCGGCTTGCGCCGGGTCTTCTTAATCTTTCCAAATATCATGATGAATCTCTTCCATCCAGAAGCTCTTCTGGTGCGGCAATATGGCGGCGGTGTTGACGTGGATCGTAAATCCGAGCGCCTTTGCCCTTCGGCAGAATAATAAGTCCTCGCCGATCCAATCTCCATTTACTGGCCCATCCCAGAACCAGCACCAGTCGGTTCCTTGATTTGGATCTGCGACTTCGCGCATCTTCTCCAGAACGCTGCGGTGAACGAGCATGCATCCGGTTCCTGCTGCGTCAATTTCGAAGACTGCGTTCTTGTCATATTTGTAAAGTGGAAGGAAGCCCTTGTCTGAGTCCTGAAATATGCAGGGGACTGGCTTTGGGTAAGGCTTGCCTGGCACTCCAAATCCTGCAAAGACAAGGCCTGCGACGATTGGGCGGTCTTTGTCGTGGGCTGTGTCGATCAAGGCGTCAAATGCTGGAACGGTGATCTGTTCATCTGAGTCCAACATCAGAAGCCAGTCGCTGTCTGTGTTATCTAGAAATTGTTTCACCACTCGGTTGCGTTGCTTGGATAAAAGTCCGGAGCCTTTAATTCTTACGAATGGCCCTAGTCTGCTGCTCCTTGCTTGAGCGAGCTGTATTAATCTGAAAGCGAAGGATCCATTTACGGATCCGGGATCGCATGAGCCGATTGTTACTTTGTGTCCTGTCTTCATTTGTTTCCCCCTGTTAGAAGTGCAGGGCGAGTGACTCGGGGGGTGGGCCACTCGCCCTGCACAATTTGTTGCGTGCCTTCGTTTAGAAGGTTGGTGCGCTTAGACCTGTGCCTGAAATGATCGAGGCTGCAAGTGGGTAGCGCTCTGCTGTGTACGCGG